CATTACAATCAGGAAATGGACACGCGCTTGAAACAAATCGGGCAACAAACGGCGATGAACGAATACGGTTGGACGGTTGACGAGTTTCGGGAAGTGTTCGGAAAAAATTATTTATAAAACTATTGAAAAACTATTGATAAACACAGGACGGGGGTGTATAATAAGAGTAGAAATAAAGGAAAGGCGTAAGCCCGAAGGAGTGTAAGATGACTAAACAAGAACAAATCGAAGAAATGGCGAAAATCGTTGACGAAATGTACAATGTATATACAACGACAGCGGACGATATTGCAGAGGGGATATACAACGCAGGTTACCGAAAGATACAAGACGGAACTGTGGTGCTTTCAAGAGAAGAGTATGAAATGTTAAAAAGTTTATACGATACTCAAAAAGGTGCGATTATGACTTCAAGTATAGGTGATTTACCTTTAACGGTTGAGGGGTTAAGAAAAGCAGTTGACGAGATTACAAGACTTAATAGAGTTGAAACTGAACTGCAAGAACTCAATGCAAAATATTACAACGAAGCGAAAGATTTAAGGCGAGAACTCAAACAAACGCGCAAGGAAACGGCGAAAGAGATTTTTCAAAAAGTAGTAAACATTTGTAGAAAAGAAGAAGATTTCCAAGACGGCACAGTAAATACACAACTTGAACCTTTATATTTCGGAATAATGAATGGTTGTGCTTTTATAAGAGGTGAAGTAAAAGAACTTGCAGAACAATACGGCGTGGAGGTGGAAGAATGAACAAACAAGAACAAGTAAAAGAAATACTTGAAGTAATTAAACATTGCGGTGATTACACAAAAAGGGATTGTGCAGAATGTGATTATAGGTTGTATGGTGAGTGCAAAAATCAAAAACAATGCGAAGCTGAAGCCCTTTACAATGAGGGTTACCGCAAAGTGCCATTCGGAGCGACTGTGCTCGCACCAGAAGAACGAAATGACGAAATAAGGGAAATGCACGAGATACTCGAAGGACGGGACGAACTTATAGCAAAAGTTGGCATTCTTGGCAGGGAAAATTACGACCTCAAAGCCGAAAACAAGCAACTTAAAACCGAGTGCGCCTTGTTGGACGATGAATTACGCATTGCAAGGCAAGAAACAATCAACGTATTGAACGAGTTGAAAGCGAAGTCTTATGTGAACAACTATTGCCGTGAAGTTGTTGAAATCGAGGAAATTGACGAACTTTTGAAGGAGTATGAATGATGAAACAAATCAGAGCGTTAAGAGCGAACGGCATAACTTTGTTGGTATCGTCGGTGATAACAGCGGTATGTGTCGGGGTGTGTTGGAAGCATTTTCCGATTGCAGTACAGGCGATATATATCTGCATATCGTTGATGTTTGCGGTGTTCGGCGGAGCAATGGTCGGACGGAGCATTTGGTTGACAAAACAGGAAAAGGAGAGACGGAATGGATAATGCAATACTTTTTACCATTGTGTTCGGAGTAATTGCGTTCGTGTCCATATCAATCGCGTGGTATATCGCGAGATAAAAAAGGAGAAAGAAGAATGAAAAAACTTCTAATAGCGATTATTTTAATCGTGTGTTTGGGCGTTTTTGTCGGGTGTTCGACTTATAAAATCCGAGACGATTATCATTACGAAACGATGACGATTTATTTCAAGGACGGCGAGAACATATCTTTCAGGCGAAATGATATAAAAATAAGTCAAACCGACACTCTGCTGATTATCGACAAGAAAAACGACCGCAGTTATGTTTACAAAAAGGAAAATATCAAAAAAATAATTTATGCTTGATAAAACACAAAAACCGTGTTATAATGAAGTATAACCAATAAGAAAGGAGTTGCCTATGACTTCTAAATTAAAATTACATAGGTCGAAAAAGTAGGCGGAGCAGTCCGTCTATTTGGCGTTAAGACGAAAAAGGCAAAATGGAAATCATAAAACTCAACATTAACGAAGTAATACCGTATCCTGATAACCCGAGAAAAAATGACAACGCTGTTGATGCAGTTGCGGAAAGCATAAAACAATGCGGATATTGTTCACCGATTGTTATCGACGAAGGCAATGTTATTCTTGCGGGACACACAAGGCTTAAAGCACTTAAAAAGTTAAAATGGAAAGAAGTCGAGTGCGTAAGGAAAACGGGGTTGACCGAAGAACAAAAGAAAAAATACCGTATTCTTGACAACAAGACAAACGAACTTGCCGAATGGGACTTTGATTTGTTGGAAGAAGAAATCGCGGATTTGGATTTTGACGGGTTCGATTTTGGATTTGATTTCAATTCGGGCGAAGAAGATGCAGAAATTATAGAAGATGAAGTCCCCGAGATTGACGAGGAAAACGAACCGATAACTCAACTCGGTGATATATGGCAATTAGGTGCACACCGCCTTATGTGCGGAAATTCGCTTATACAAAGTAATATTGATAAATTGTTAAATGGGGCAAGGTGCGAACTGACTTTTACCGACCCTCCGTATCAATTAGAAACACAGGGCGGTGGTATACTGAAAAAGGCAAACAGTATGAAGCAGATTAAGCAAAACGGAGTTGATACTTTTGACCCGTCTATGCTTATTCTTCAAAGCGAAACAAATATTTATTGCCACAACAAGCCTTTAATCAAGAAATACATTGAACTTGCTGAAACAAATAATCAGCCTTATGATTTGTGTTTTTACAAGAAACTTTGTACCGTGCCTAATTACAAAGGGCATATGATGACCGACGTTGAGTATATTGCAATTATAGGAAAACAAGATCCGAATAAAGGACTTGAAAAAGAAACATATTCAAAATGTTATATCGGCAAGAAAGACCACGATAATGAGTTGAGTTATTCAAAACCTATCGAGTTATGCGCAAAATATATAAAACTATATGGAAAAAAGAATATCCTTGACCTATTCGGCGGTAGTGGATCAACGCTTATTGCTTGCGAACAGTTAGACCGCACTTGCTATATAATGGAACTTGATCCAAAATATTGCGATGTTATAATAAAGCGTTGGGAAACATTTACAGGGAAGAAGGCAGTTAAAATAAATTAAAGGAGTAAAAAAATGCCGTGCAAAGCGACAAACCCGCAAAACCTTATTCCGCAAAATGAAAGACCTATTGAAGAAAGGCGAAGAATAGCGGCAATGGGTGGAAAAGCAAGGGGCGAGCAAAAGAAAAGACAAAAGACTTTTAGAGAAGCACTTGAAACGCTTTTATCGAAAGAAGTAGTCGATAAGAACGGGGATAAGTATGACCTTTTGACGGCAATAAGTGCCAAACAAGTAGAAAAGGCAAACAAGGGCGATACAAAGGCTTTTGAAGTTATCCGTGATACGATAGGACAGAAACCCGTTGAAAGAGTAGAAATCACAGAGTGGGACACAAAGATTGCGGGCGAAATAGAAGCGTATGTTGACGGACGAAAAGCGTAAATATCTTGACCTTTTAATCGACGAGCCGTATAAGGTTGCTAATTGGTTAGGATTTACGGGAATAAATAAAGAACTCCACAACAAGTGGATACAGGAACTTGTGTTCGGCAAGAACGACTGGACTTTACAAGCGCATCGCGGAAGTTATAAAACAACTTGTGTATCGGTAGCATTTGCGCTGTATATGATTTTGTTTCCGACAAAGAACATAATCTTTATCAGAAAGACCGATGACGACGTTACGGAGATTATAGAGCAAACGAGAAAGATTTTATCGAGCGACACGATAAAGTTTTTAAGTTATAAATTATGGGGCAAGCCTGTTGAGATTAAGAAGTCCAACAGCAACGAGATAACGACCAACCTTTCGGACACGACAAGGGGCGCGGTGCAGTTATTGGGTTTAGGCATTAAAGGGAGTTTGACAGGCAAACACGCTTACTGGGTGCATACGGACGATATAGTCAACATAAAAGACCGTGTGAGCCGAGCCGAGCGAGAATATACAAAGTCCATTTATATGGAGTTGCAGAACATTAAAATGGTTGGCGGGCGGATAACGAATACAGGGACGCCGTGGCACAAAGACGATTGTTTTTCTTTAATGCCCGCCGCCGAGAAGTACGATTGTTATCGAACGGGGCTATTGACAAACGACGAGTTGGACGCTTTAAGAAAAAGTATGACGGCGAGTTTGTTTGCGGCGAACTATGAATTGAAGCACATAGCGAGCGAGAATGCGTTGTTTGGGAACATTAAGTTTTTCGACGACGACAAGATACTTGAAAACGGAAGAGCGCACATAGACGCGTCGTATGGCGGCGAAGACGGAAGCGTTTTGACGATATGCCGAAAGGTGGACGGGAAGTATTATGTTTTAGGGAAAAGAAGAACTGGACACATAGACACGCATTTGAATGAATTTATGGCGATAGTCAAGTATTATCGGGCTGGCGTTATTAGAGTTGAAGATAACGGTGACAAAGGGTATTTGGCGAAAGAAATAATCCGCAAGGGCGGCGGTGCAATGGTTTATCACGAAACGATGAACAAGTATCTGAAAATATCGAGTTACTTAAAAGGCGAATGGGAAAACGTTTACTTTTCAAGAAACACGGATGCGGAGTATTTGGATGAGATACTTGATTATTCAGAAGACGCAGTACACGACGATAGCCCAGATAGTTGCGCGAGCATAATACGAGATTATAAAAACACAGGAATAAAAGGGTTCTAATTATGGCAAGTTATCAGATTGATTTTAATAACGGCGAGAATATGGACGGTGCGAGAACGTACGGTCTTATTATGCAATATACAGGAACTTCGGTATATAATCAGGCACAAATCGGTTGGGATTATTATATGGGCAATAACACGTCCATAAGGGAAGTCCGCAGAATGTATTGGAAAGACCGCCGTAACGAAGAAACGGGCGCAATCACGGGTGGAGAGTTTGTGGAAAATCCGTATGTGTCGAACAACAAGATAGGGTTTTCATTTTTCACCGATATGGTAACGCAAAAGGTTGATACGCTTTTTAAGGAAACGCCGACGGTGAACGGAATAGACCTTGACGGAAAATTCTTAAAGCGTTTCGGTTATGTAATTAGAGGCGGCGCGGAAAGGTGTTCGGCGCAGGGCATAAGTTATATTTATTGCGACGGCGATAATTTGTCGGTGTTTTCGGCTGATAGGGCAATTCCTTTTTATGACGACGAAACGGGGAAATTAAAAGCGTTTATTCGTTGGTGGAACATACAGGGAATGATGATGAACGATTTACCGAGTATGTATTGGGAAGTCTATACAGAAGACGGAGTAACGACTTATTGCAATCGTCCGAGCGTGCGAATGGTTAAGCCTTTGACGGCTTATAAGTATAAGGTCAAAGCAAGTGCGTTGTCGGAAGAAATCGAAAACGAAAAATCGAAATTGCCTATTGTTGAGTTTTGGAACAATGAATACAGATTGAGCGACTTAACTCCGAACATAAGGGCGAAGATAGACATTATAGACCTTGTGCAATCGGGGTTTGCTAATAACATACAAGACTTTTCGGATGCGTATTGGGTTATCAAAGACACGACGGGAATGGGCGAGACCTATTATCAAGACTTTATGGCGAACATAAACCGTACGAGAAAGATAATCGGCGAGGGTGCGGAAATGAAGCAATTTCAAATTCCTACCGAAGCAAGAACAAAGTTCGTTGAGATTATTAAAGACGATTTGATACGCGACGGCGGTGTTGTGGACACAAAGGCACTGACGAACGGAAACCTTACAGCAACGGCGATTAAAGCGGCGAGGGCAAACCTTGAAACGAGAGTATCAAAGTTTGAGTGGGAAGCGTACAAGACCGCAACGGAAACGATACAGATGTATTTAGAAAAAACAGGACGGGCGGCGGACTTTGACATTACTTTCAACTCTTACCATTTGGACAACGTAACGGAAACGGTGCAAAATGCGACGATGTTAAGGGGAACGATAAGCGAGAAATCTTATCTTAAAATGCTGCAAGGCGTGGGCATTATCGACAACGTTGACGACGAGATTGAAGCAATGCAAGAAGAAAAAGACGTTCGTTTCGGTGTTGGAAATAACGGTATTGAAGAATGACGGAAAGACAAATACACGAACATAGCGACGATGTTTTGAACGACACGACCAAAATGCTTAACAAGCAATACAACGCGGCTTATAAAGAAGCGAGGGACTTTTTAGCGATTGAACTTGCGAAAGTTGAGTTGTCGGGAACGGCGCAAGAACGGTTTGGCGAGTTGTCGAAATATGATAGGCTGGATAAGATTTGTGAGAAACTTGCGGACATTTTCGTGAACGCAAACAAAGCAAGTAAAAAGGAAGTCAACAATCTTGCCGTGTCGGTGTATAAGATAAATTACGATTGGCAAGCCGAACAACTGGGCTTAAAAGGCACAAACAGAACGGACAGCAAAGAAGCATACGAAGAAGTCGATATTTTCGATACAATCGCATTTGCGGCGTTGACGGACAAGAAGTCAATTGAACGTGAAATCAAGTCAAAGATAGTACAAGCGTTGATGAGTAAAGCGGGCGTTCGTCCTATAATTACAGCAATTAAAAACGTTGCCGAAAGTAATTTGTCGGACAATGTGCGAATAGCGACCACGGCGACCACTCAAACGGAAAACAAAGGGCGTGCGGACGTTGTAGAAGTTGCGAAGAAACAAGGACGGAAATTCCGCAAAGTATGGCGTGCAGTCGGGGACAATCGGACAAGGCAGGCACATAGAGCGGCAAGCGGACAAGTGCAGGACTTTGATAAACCGTTCATTGTCGGGGGCGAAAAAATGATGTATCCTGCTGATATAAGTTTGGGAGCAAGCGCAAAGAATACGATAAACTGTCGTTGCAGAATGGCAGTTATAGAGTATAAATGACGGGCATACGTCGTAAAAAATAGCAAATAAAAATAAATTACGAGAAGCAACCTCGTTAAAAGCGTAAAGGAGTTTTTATGAAAAGAGCAGAAATCGAAAAGTTATTCGACGGCAAGTTGGCAGAAAATGTTGAAATCAAAGACATTGTGGACGCGATTATGAAAATGAACGGCGATGACGTCAACGCCGCAAAAGACAGCGCAAAGGTAGTAAGCGAAGAGAGTTTGGAGAAACTCAAAAAGGAAGCCGCAGACGAGGCGATAAAGCCGTATTTACAGGGCGGCGAAAAGTATATTGACGCAGAAAACTACCAAAAACTGTTAGACGAAAATAAAGCGTTTAAGGAAAAGGAAATCAACATTGCGAGAGAAGCGGCAATCGGCAAAATGCTGTCGGACGCTAAATTCGATAGCAAGGTAACGGAGTTGTTGAAGAAAGTAGTCAACGATTTTGATCCGAAATGGACGGAGAATAACGAACTCGAAAACGCGCAAGACATCATCAATCAAATGCAAAGTAAATATCCCGACTTTGTTGTGAAAGAAACACAAGGCGGTTTTAAGCCTGCTACGCCCGTCAAAACCACGGGGAGCGAAGAGAGCGATGCCTTTATTTCAGGTTTTTTGGGAAAATAAAAAAGTAATAAAAAAGGAGACTTATTATGGCAATCAATTATGCTGAAAAGTATTCGCCTATTGTGGCGGAAGCATTCAAACTTCAATCTAAAACTGCGGACTTCGTAAACGGTAAATACGACTTTATCGGTGTCAAAACCGTTGCAGTGTATCAAGGACAGACCGTTGCGCTCGGCGATTATACTATCGCTGGTAGCGACCGTTTCGGCGCACTTTCCGAACTCGAACTTCCGAAACAGGAAATGACTTTGTCGCAGGACAAAGCATTTACGTTCGTTATCGACCGTATGAATTACGAGGGAACGAACTTTGCAAACGAAGTCGGCGCAAGACTTAAAGACGAAATCGACCAAGTCATCATCCCCGAACTCGACAGTTATCGTATCAAAGCAATGGCGGGCGCAACGGGTGTTTCGGCAGGTACTGCGACGGCGCCTACGAAAGAAAACGCTTACTCGCTGTTCCTTGACGCATCGGCGACTTTGGACGAAAACAAAGTGCCGTCGGTTGGTAGGGTTGCGTTCGTAACACCTGCTTACTTGAAACTTCTCAAACAAGACAGCGCATTCGTACTCCAAAGCGACAGAACGCAGGAAATGCTCGTTAAAGGCATTATGGGCGAAGTGGACGGTGTTCAGGTGCGTATGCTTCCCGCGTCGTACTTCCCTGCTGACACTTACCTTGTAATGTGCCACAAAGACGCTGTTGTTGCGCCTGTCAAACTCACGACTTACAGAGTGTTGACCGACGTTCAGGGCATTGACGGCGCGGTTGCAGAGGGACGTATCGTTCACGACTGTTTCGTTTTGTCGAACCGTGCAAAAGCGATTTACGTTCAGAAATCGAAATAATAAAAAGGCGGCGTAAAAACCGCCTTATATGCAAGTAAGAGATAAACGAGGTGCAACTCCCCGAACTTGCGAAACGAGGTAATTATGACATATCAAGACTTTTTAGACCGTTATCAAAGCGAATTTGGCGAGAACCTTGCCACGTTGTTGGAAACTTTCCCGCAATATCAAATAAGCGGACAAGGTGCTTATAATCGTATTCATCGTCAAATTGAAGACTACATTATAAGCAAGAACAGTGCTTATGATTTTGACACTTGTAAAGATTATCAAAAACAAGCCGTGTTGGATGCGGAAATTTATCAAGCGTTTTATGTATTCCATAGCGTGGATTTTTCGACTTTAAGCGGCTATGACACGGCAACGGGCGCGTTGGTTGATAAAAAGACCATAATGAAAAGGGAATTGTGCGAACAGTCGATTAAGATTTTGAAAAACGCACGATTGCTTTATAGAATTTACGGGGTGCCGCAATGATTATAGCAAAATGGCGAAAAGGGACTTATAACAAAGACAAAACGGGAACGGAAGTTGCCGATAAGTCTATTCGGGTGATTGAAACGGGCGCAACTCGTTTTGACGCGAACCCGACGGACGGAGTAACGTCGCACGACTGGACGTTGGTTTTGGAAAGCGACACGCCGAGCGCAAGAGAAATACAAGCGGGCGATATGGTTATCTATAATAAACATAGGTACACGGTGCAGAACACGGCAACGAAACGGACGAGAACGGCGTACAACGGCTTTTTAACGGTGCTTTATCTAAAATGAACAATCGAGATATTATGGCGTACAACGTGCTTGTAATGGCGTTAAAATCGGTGTGTCCGTATAGAACGGGAAACCTTGAACGAAACGGCATACGAGTTAAAATAAGTAACGGCAGTATGTGCGTCGAAATCGGACACGACACAAGCAAGGTTTTGGGCGAATATGCGGTTTACACAAACGAGCCGTGGATAAGCCCGAAATGGGGCGGGAAACAAAATCCAAATCAAGGTTGGATAGAGCGAGGCATAGAAAAGGCTTTGCCGCTTATAAGGCAAGTGTATTCGGGAATGACGATAGACGATTTTAATGACCTTATGGACGATTTACAGAAACAAACGGCAACGAGGCAAGCGGAGATAAGGAGAAAGCGGAAGAATGTTTGAAAATTTATTTTTACAGTTTTTACAAAAAGAGTTTGCCGACAGTTTATCGAGCAAAATCAATATATCTACTGATTTAAGCGTTGTTTACGAACAGGAAGTAGATGCGGCGCAAGACTTATATTTCGAGCCGTTCAAGAAAAACCCGAAAGCGGTTGTTATCATCTTATCCGTAACGAACGCAACGCCGACGAACATTCCGAAAGTGTCGTTCACGACAGAGCAGTTGTCGATTAAAATACTTTGCGACGAGAACCGCAAGGCTGACATCTATAAAGCGATTGACGACTTTACAGATAAGTACAACGCCGAATATGCGGTGCTTGCGGGCGACGAAAAGTCTTACAATATGCAGTTGAATATCAACAAGCCGTTTGTGGCGGGAATGTACGATATTCCGACGGAAAGCATAGACGACGACGGATATTCCGAAACATACGGGTATTTGACCATACAATGGTTTATAACGGCGATTTACAGCGACAATGTTAAACTCGGAACGGACACGCTGAAACTGAAAGTTGACACGACCGAATACGAAATAAAAGGACTGTTCAGATATAACTTTTCGGAAAACCCGAACTCCGTTGTTTTTCAACAGGAAGGTCATATCAGGGCAACGAGAGAAAACGCTGTTTTGACTACGACTTACATTTTGAATATTCAAGCAACAGAAAATGACACTTTGGCGGAGTTGTTAGATAGGTCTTTTAACGGCAAAGCGGGTAGTATTTACAACAAAACGCTGTCTTTGATTATAGACGGCGAAACGGTCGAAATGACCGACTATACGCTTGAAAAAGCGTACGAAAACGGCGTTAAGTCGTACACTTTGACTTTGATAAGATGAGTAAAGATTATCACATTTACATCGACCATAATATCGAAACTTCTGACGAGCAAACGGGCGGTCAAATTGCGGGTAGCACATCGCCCGAAAAAACCGCGAAGAAACAACAAGAAGAAGCGAAGTCGGGAAGTAGCGCGGCGAAACTTGTCGGCGTGTATATCGGCAAACAAGCGTTTCAATGGGCAACTTCTAATTACGGCAATCTAACAGGCGATTATGTCGGGCAAGCGTGGATAAATGAGAGCATAGAACTTACGGGGCTTATCGGCGGTATTCTTGTCAAGCCGTTAACGGGCGGAATTATAGCGGGCGTTGTCATCGCGAAAAAAGCGGTTGATAACTATATCGAGCGAACGAAAGCAAATCAAGAAGCGCAGGTGTTGCGCGAAAGAGTAGGCGGTATTTTAAGCAGCGGGGGCAGGAGATGAAACTCAAACTCTGGACACATCAAATATTAAAGACTTTTGAACCGCTGGCTGGCGGAACTATGACGTGGATAGCCGATGACACTTTGGACAGTGCGACGGTTAGAATTGTTACGGACACAAGCGAACCGTATGAAAACACGGCGATTGCGACGCTTGTTTTTGAGAAAGGCGACGGAACGGAAATTGATAGCGTTAAAATGCTTGTCGGTGCGGATACGGTTGAGCCTTACGCAAAGGCGGCGGGCAAGTTTGTTCATACGTTGTCTTTGGTTGAATTGACGAAAATACTTGAAAAGTTTACAAATTTACATTATGTATCAACGGCGAGAACGACGTTAGCAACGCAAGTTAGTACGGCGATTGAAAACTTGGACACGCTTATTTACGGCAAATATATTGACCATGACGTTACGGGCGAACCGAATTACTTTTTCAAACTGGTTGCGGACGACAATTTAGTTGCGATGCTTGCAAATCAGCAATCGGAAGATTATGTAAACGAAAACGCAACGGCAAGGGAAATCTTCGATGACCTTTTTTCAACGATAAACGCAAGAGTAGTCGTTACGGACATTACGAATGATTATATCATCAAAGTTGGCGCAATCGAACTTAACAAGACGACCGACAAAACGGAAGTTGCAAATAAACTTGGAACTTTTTGGCAAAACAACATAGATAACTTTTGCGGGAAAATCGTATCGAAAGTGAACAACGCAACGCCGCAGTCTTTGGTTTACACAATAGACAGTTTTAAGTCCACACTGAATACGGCGACAACGAACGATAAAGTTATATCAACACCGTTTGCGGTTGAGTATTTTAAGTCCTTTGCGCTTGCATACAAAGACGAAATGTTGCTTGAAGTTACTTATACGCAAGGCGGCGAGGAAAAGAATAAACAAATAACAATCAACTATCCGATTGATTTAATTGACAGTAAAGATTTTAACGGGAACTCGGAAGATTTACTCGTTGACAAAGAATTTTGGGACACTTTGCCCGCGAACACTCCGACAATGACGAACTACGTCAAAGACAACACGCTGTATTATGAGCAAGGCGCGGACACGGTAGACGTTTCAAGGACGTTCAAAGATATCGTGTTCACGACTAATGTTTTTGATACGACGGCTGAAAAAGCGATATTCAGGTATATCGACCGAAACAGAGTAAGTCTTTTAGGCGGGGCGGATTGTCAAATCACAGGGTTTACAACCGTAATAGCGAGTTCACATCCGTTCGCGGTTGACAAGTGGATTTTTTTCGCGTCATACGCTCCGTTTTTGGACGGGGTGGTGTTGGAAGCGACCAAAAGCACAAAGCAAGTTGATTATAATGTTTCGTTGTTGTCAATAAACGACGGGCAGTCTGACAACGTTATTGATTTAACACGATACGGGCGCAATTTGGTAGGCAAGGCGCAAAGAATAGGAAACGACGAACTTTCTATCGACACGAATGTTTACGGGTTTGAGAACGTTTTTGAGCCTTTGGATAAAGTGGACGATTATGTTGTTTACAAAACGGAAATGCAAATAATGAGTAAAGCAAATCCGACCGCCGCCGAAGATAAGAACTGGTATAAGGTACGGTATTCGTTGACAAAAGGCTTTAACAATCTTGCGGAAAAAATCGGGCTTGCGCGCGAAAAGAGAATATATCAAATACCGCTTACGGGCTATCGTTCGACATTGCCGATAAGACAGCGCATAGCGTTCAATAATAGAAATTTTATATATTTGTCGAACACAACGGAAGTTACCGACAGAAACTTTTTAAGCGCATATTTAATTCAAAGACTTGTAAACACAAAACCGTCGGGAATGACGGAGTTAATGCTTATGAAAGTAACGGCGTCGGGAAAGACGTTTGTGTTGCCGATTGTTGGGTTTGGTGCGGGAAACACGATAAACTTTATCGCAAGGTTTTACGACAATTACAGCGCGGGGCTATCGTTCGTCGCAAAAAGAAATGTTTTCAAGTGGGTAGGCGGCAACAAGGCTTGCCAAAATCCGTATGTTAACAGCAACGGTGTGTGTTTAGGGTTTTTCGATATTGCGGTTGGGAACACGGCAGGGTTTAATTTTGAAAGCATTAAAGAACGCCCTGTTTTGGGAAGCAGTGATACATTTATCGGAATAAGCAACGATAATTTGTCTTACACGAAAGACCGTGCAGAAAGTATCACATTGCAGAAAATTTATAGTTTTGTGCAAGACACGAAAAAATTTACAAGTATAGGCAAATTGAGAATTGGCGACGCGTTGATTAAAGATAACTATGCTTTTGAATTTGGAATACGTCCGAAACTGAAACTGTACAAAGATTGCGCGGCGAAATACTTTGACGGAAATATACAAGTGTTTAATGCGAGCGACGGAACGCTTGTGGGCGAAACGCAGGACTTTTTAGAAGTCAAATACTGGGCAGAAAAAACGGCGTTTTTAGTTGTAAAAAACGACAATACGGAGTATAATAATTGTATAATCGCAGACGATAACGGAAACATTTATTTGGCGGTCGAGAAATTAAGCAGAACAAGCAGCACAGTCTTGCCGCAATATAATTGTGTAGTACTGTATGACGAATAATAAAACAAGGAGCAAAAAAGCGTATGAAAGTTTACTTGAACAAAGAATACAAATGCGTTAAAGTGGAAGATAATACTTTCGTTGCGAATGATAGTAGCAATTACATAAGATATTATTTTGTAACGAACGCAAACGGCGATGTTATCGACAAAATGGACGACAATTCCGTCATCTATCGCAACACCGAGCCGAGTTATGTTACGGTGGCGTTTAGGCGTGCAGACGGCGACGTTATCCAGCACCTTATGGCAAGTCCGAAAACCGATGCGACGGGAAAAAGTTTCTTTGAGTACGAAATCACGAACACGGACGGCGTTTTGTACAAAAAAGGTGCGTTGGAAATTTCCGCACAATTTATCGAAGCGACTTTATCGGAAGCGGGCGGTGTGAAAAAGGTTATCAGCCAAAAGGTCAAAGCGATTGCTATAAACACGGCTCACGTTTTGGACAATATCGGCGAAGAAGCGGAAGAATACTATTCGCAATACGAGCAAGCAAACAACGACGCTCACGCCGTTTTGCAAGCGCAAATAACGACGAACTTTAATAATATCGGCACTTTGCAAGAACTTACGACCGACGCAAAGGACGACCTTGTTAAGGCGATAAACGAAGTTGATGCACACGCCGATGCGAACAAGTCAGAGATAGGTAACCTTTCCACGCTTACCACTGACGAAAAGACCACTATCGTGGGTGCAATCAACGAAGTGGACGAACACGCCAACACCGCACAGCAAACGGCTGACAACGCCACTGTTTTGGCGAACACGGGCATCTCCAAAGCTGAACAAGCGCAAGCAACGGCTAACAATGCAGTCGCTACGGCAAACGAAGCAAAGACCACTGCGCAGACCGCCGAGAATAACGCGAATAATGCAGTAGATACTGCAAACGCCGCAAATACGACCGCAGACGAAGCAAAGGCAATCGCGCAAGGAAGTCAGCGGGCAATAGGTTTTGCGACCTTACAAGCGGCAATAACGGCGTTAAATGGGTATAGTAACACGCAACTCAAAGTGGGCGATAATGTCTATATTGTGGAAACGGGAGTGCCTGATTTATGGGTGGCGGCGGTTGAGCAAAACAGTGTGGCTTACAACTACACGACGAACGACGCGTTCAACGATGACCTTGTGGAAAATACCCTTGTACAAGTCGGGTATTACAAGTTTGCGTATCTCGAAAGCGACGGAAAACCCTGTACGGTTGCGTGGCAGAATATGACTGTTGCGGCGAGCGATTGGGTTGCGAGTACGGAGTTTGAAGATTTTGCGTATGAAGCGAAGATTATTCTTTCGGACTTTGTAAACTTTTCGTCTATTCCGCAAGTGGTGTTCGGACTGACCGAAGCGACGAGTGGCAATTATGCGCCGATATGTAAAGCGGGCGACAAAGGGGTTTACATTTACAGCAAAGTCAATACTGCTATCACGCTCCCGACAGTCGTTACTTTTGCGCCGAATGTACACGGGGCGAGTATGCAAGGCGGCGGCTACACGAACAAAGGCAAATGGGTTGCAAGCACGACCTATGAAATCGACGACCTTGTTTACACCGACAACGGACAGTATGTGTGTATCGAGGGTATCACTTCGACGACTTCTCCTGAACAAGACGCTACGCATTGGCAAGCGACTTTTGTTGCGACGGGAAAGACGAAAAATACGCTTACAATCAGCGGACAAGACAACGGAACGGGAGTACAAAAGACTTTTGATGGCTCTACGGCGGTGGAAATAGCGTTCGACGAAACTACGATGACCGCGAAAGAGGTCGATGGTGTTTTGAAAGTTGGAGCGAAAGGAACTATCCCCGAAGCGTTACCGCAGGAAGCGAGTGCTGTCAAGAGCGGAAGTTTACCGACGAGTGGATGGAGTACGCTCGACGAAGGGTGGAAACAAAATACTTTGCCCGCAGGGAGTAAATGGACAAGCGTAACCTACGGCGACGGTAAATATGTCGCAGTTGCGGAGAGTAGTTCTGCTGGCGCATACTCAACAGATGGTATTACTTGGACGACAATGAGTATGCCTGCGAGTAAAAGTTGGTACGATGTAACTTATGGTGACGGAAAATTTGTTGCAGTGGCGTTTATCAGCGGAGCATATTCAACGGACGGTATCACTTGGACGGAAACGACTTTGCCTGGAACTATGGAATGGCAAAGTGTAACTTACGGCGGCGGTAAATTTGTAGCAGTAACAAGCAGTAGTCAGAACAGTGCTTATTCAACCGACGGCATAAATTGGACGACAATGAGTATGCCTAGAAGAAATTGGCGAAGTGTAACTTATGGCGATGGTAAGTTCGTGGCGGTAGCAGATGGTAGTTCATACAGCGCATACTCTACTGATGGTATAAACTGGACGGAAAAGAGTATGCCCGCAAGTCGTGCTTGGAGAAGTGTAACTTACGGTAATGGTAAGTTCGTCGCTGTCGCAAACGGAACAAATTTCGGTGCTTATTCAACGGATGGCATAGGTTGGACTGGAATGACGTTGCCTGCAAGCCGCAGTTGGAAAAGTATAACCTATGGCAATGGCAAATTTGTTGCGGTTGCAATTGATAGCAATAAAGGTGCATACTCTACTGATGGTATAAACTGGACGGAGTTTACATTGCCTGCAAGTAGTAGTTGGCGAAGCGTAACTTACGGGGACGGAAAGTTTGTAGCAGTTGCAGCTAATACTGCAAACGGTGTGTATCAAAACACGAGTAGCAAATCTACCTACTCCATCACCGACACTTCCATAACCGCCAACAGCGATATCCTTATGGAACTCACAGACGACGGTGGTGTAAAGTCCTATTCAATGGAAGCAGGCAAGATAACTGTTATCCGCGACACCGTACCGACCGCGGCTATCCCTTACACCTACAAGGTCAAGCAGACGAACGCAAGCGGGCAGTTTACTTTGGTAAACCACTTTGTGCCTACAAGGACAAGTCAACTTGAAAACGACAGCGGGTTTATAACAGCAAGTGACATACCGACTATCCCTACAAGGACTGGCGAACTCACGAACGACAGTGGTTTTATAACAGCGAGTGACATACCGACTATCCCTACCAAAACAAGTCAACTCGAAAATGACAGCAACTTTGCGAAAACGAATACTCCGAATAGTTGGGGAAGCACACAAACGTTTACTGCTTATGACGGCATAAAAACAAATCGTATATGTAACGCAGCTGGTACAAGTTTGGTTGATGGGACTGGCACTACAAATAAATTCGGGAATGGTAATATGCCAACCATTATTAAAACGAGTGGAGCAAGACCGAAAGCCGAAGTGCCTTACGCAGATGGTACTGTGACGAGAGAGATTGCGTTGCTGGAAGATATACCGTCTATGGTTATAGATTGGGTTGGTCCATCAGCAACAGAGCAAGTTATTACTGGAACCGGAATGCGTCAAATTTTTGCAGAATTTACAGATACAGTTGGCGACGTTAGCACGCTTTACAAATTCTATGGCGAGATTTATGTCGATGGACAAAACGAAGTTAACGGAACAAGCAGCACGGTTTATTCTACGAATACCGATGGAACAGAACTTCACGTTATTACAGTAACGCCTACAATACGCCGCAATACAGATAATCAATTTGTGCTTCGAGCAGAATGCTGTAGGTATACAATCGGAGCATCACCGATGTCAATAAATAAAAGCTATTTGAGTTTTGTTTTCCGCAAGAGACTTTATTAAAATAAACTAAAAGGAGATAAACATATGTACGGAATAAGTAACAGTCAACAACAAGGCGGGGGCGGTGTATCGTCCGAACTCGTTACCACATTAAAAGGGACGGAGATAATAAAGACTTTCGACAACCTTGACGGATGCGAACTGACGAAAGGCGTTATCGCTGACGGGTATATCTATTGCTGATATACAAAATACACAAATTAAAGGAGATACAAAATGACAACTTTAAGTAGTTTACCGATTGGGGCAAAAATAAAAGTACCACATTCCGTTATGGGTAATGTCATATTTTTGAAAGCCGACCAAAATCATGCGGGTTATCCCGAAAACTCGACAACGCTCATCACGGACGAACTCATTTTATTGCGGGCATTTGACGCAAAAGAGCCGAACAATACGGACAGTGGTAGACGAGATTACGGCAACAACCGCTATTCCGTATCGAACATAGACCAGTGGTTGAATTCTACGGCTTCTGCAGGACAATGGTATTCACCTCAACACGATACAGACCAGTCACCGAACGGCATAAGCGTTGTATCACAAAACCCGTATGACACGGATGCAGGCTTTTTGAACGGCTTTGACGCACGGTTTATTGAGGCAATTCAAGACACCACAATAAAAGTCGCACTCAACACAGTGACCGACGGTGGCGAGGCAGAAACTCTTGTTCGCAAAGTATTTTTACCATCAAAAGCAGAACTCTTTAATCAAGCCGAAAACTCGATTATGGAAGGCTCGCTGTTACAATATTTTCAGGCAAACACTAACGCTATTAGAATAGCGAAAATATCCACCTACGCTGCAGAAGACAATAACAATAAAGGCTCGAAAAGTGTTACAGCGGGTACGGCTACGTACTATTGGATGAGAACGCCAGACTCGTCGCGCTCGGGCCGTGTTCGCTATGTCGGTTCGAGCGGTTCGCTGGGCTACTACGTTGCGTACAACGGTGACGTCGGGATTCGTCCGCTTTGTAATCTGAACTCTGAAACTCCCGTGTCAGACCAACCCGATAGCGACGGTTATTACTCATTGCTCTTGGATACACCTGTTTCAGAGAGCGAAATAGAACTTACCTACAATGTCAAAGAAACCGCAACAATGCCCACTGCTGTCAATGTCGAATTAGACCTTGTAAAGACCTTTGGTTGCTCTATAACGGTTGAAATTTGCAACAACGGCAACGATACCATCCCGGTGTGGGAAGACATTTCTACAGTCGTTAAGTCTGGTGTAAACCATATCTTCGCAAACAAGACAAAGACAGCGGACAAATGGAAAGTGGTTATTAAAATTCATATCGTGCGAAATGGCACGGTTGGCGATATAAAACTCTACGGAGTAAAGACTACATTCAAGGAAGAACTGTAAAGGAGTGACCTATGGAACTGAACATTAAACTTATCGGAAACATCGGACGGCTTAATAAGCGAGAGCCGTTCATCATTGCGGACAATGAAAAACTTGTCCTTAACTTCTCTTGTGCAACACCGTTGACGGACTATTATATCGAACTGCGAAACGGCGACAAATCGGCAAAATACAGGCTTAATGCCGTGTCCACTTATGAAGTGCCGAGCGAACTCTTGCAAGCGGGTACTTTGGAAGTTACGGTCAGCCTGTTGTATTGCGGTAAAATCGTCGTTACCTACACCGTCGAGCCTATCGTCATTGCGTTGATAGACAACGGATATAAAGGCTTTGCAGAACTCGACGAAGTTAAGGCGAAATACGACCTGCTTATGGCGAATTACAACGAACTTGTTTCAAAGATAAATCAAGTCATCGACACCGCGAACAAACAGTCAGAAGATATACAGAAACTGTACAACGCTGTCGAACAAGGCGAATTTTAAGCGTGCTACCGCTCAAAAAATCTAACTGCTCTCGTCGGGTAGCAACGGCACGGGCAAAGGAGTAATTTATGGTAACATTATCACTTACAGCAGAGCAAATCGACCAACTTCGCAACATTGCGGCAGTCGGCGGCAAATGGCTTATGGCGGCTTTCACCGCTCTCGGTGGGCTTGCAGGCATCGCAAAAATCATCACGACTTTTGTCGCAAGGAAGAAACCCGTCAAACTCAATCAATCAGACTACGAAGCAATCGCGAACGCTATCGTCGATAAAACCAACGGCAGTATCGAAATCAATATGTCGTCCGAAATCGACAAGGCAACGCGTAACAGACTTACGGAAGTCGAAAAAGTCAACGGCGAACTTGTCAAGGCTTGCAAACAACTTGTAAAATCGCAAAAAGCAATCGCAAACGCTGTTTCAGACTTTAAGACTATATCCACATCGGCGCGTGATGAACTCAAAGCAAGTATGAATGACCTTGCGGACGGCGAAAACGGGCTTGTGGCGGTCGAAACACCGAAAGTCGATAAACCTATCGTCAAAATAGAAAAAGTGGCAGAAAACGAAAATACGCCCTTGTATTAAGGGGGTGAGAGTATGAAACGAAACCCGAAAACCATAATGTCGGCAATAATGGAGTACATTGTGCTTATTGCGCCGACTGCGGGCTATGCGATTTATTCGTACACCGATACTCTACAATACACGATGAGCGCGAACTCAAAAGGCTTTTTTTGGACACTTATTAGCCTTGCTATTCTTTGCGCTATAATCTACGGCATTTTTAAGTCAAGGTACGACGAGTATCTTAAAGGCTATTACCAACACAAAGCAGACTTGAAAGTCGCGGATAACCCGTCGGAACTGTTAGTCAAGACCGTGGCGAAAGAAGAAAAGGTCGTATCGAATATAACCTACATTCCGATTATGTTTTATCTTCTTATGGCACTTGCTGTCTTGTCGGCGTTCCGCGATGCAATCGAAAAACTTGAACTCATTATCGAAATCATTGCGGCGAGCGTGTTCGGCAAAATGTGCTTGCATTGTCTTACCGTTCATTTAAGGGAAGTCGCGACTATCAAAAAGGACGGTGAGACCGAATGAGTAGCGAGAAAAAGAGAGTAGTGCTCGTTGGAAGTCGGATAACCATTAACGCGGCAATAGCGTTGTGTATCACGACGGCGTTGATTTTGTCGAGTTTCTTTATCTTCAAAGGTATTGAAACGCAAGTATCGGGAAAAGACTTTTGGATACAAAAATCGGTTATGGCGGTTGCTACATTCTTGTTGATGTTCTCCATTGCGAACGTAACCGAAAACATAATGCTCGCCAAAGACAAGGATATAAACGACCGACTGAACGCGTTAGACACTCACTATCAGACCATTATGGCGAACTACGAAACCGCCGACTTGGAAACCTATATCGAGAACTTGAACAAAGCGAACAAGTATAAAAATTATATCCATAAATGGAAGAAGAAACTCCGTTTTGCAAGTAGGTTTAAGAAGTGGGGAACTCCGAAAAGGCTTGAACGCATAAACAAAGCACTCACCGTTACGGCAGAGGAACTGTGGGAAAGCGGGCAAAAAGTCAAGTATCATCGGATAACTTTCAGCCAAATGGTGAGCGGTGCGAACGATGTATCACCGAACGATGACGAAAGCGATTTGCGGTCGCACAAAGCACGCTACGGCGCACAAAAATTCGGTTGGAAGATTTTATCACTCGTGGCTTTTGGAGCGTTCTCGGGGCAATTATTGTACTCGTGGCAAGACTTCAACAAGGGTATGATTATCCCACTGATTTTTCAGTGCATAACTATCCTGATATCTATCTATTCGGGGATATGCTTCGGATGTGCGATGAACGAGAGAACGAAACAGACCTTAAAGCGCAAGTTAAAGATTTTCTCGCAGTTTAGGTACAAGATGAACAACAAGGTTAACGGCGTTGCGAACTTGGGTGTGGAAGTAATCAAAGACCTTGAAGTCGAAAGAGCGAAAGAAAAATCAAATAACCCTATCAAGCGTACATTCGATGACACCTTTGGGAGCGGACAGCCCGTAAAAGCGGGAGCGTTCGTCGGAAAACTTATCTCGTCAACGGTTGATATTGAAGCAGAAAAACTTGCTAATTAACAAGACAAAACCCTCGGCATTTCGTCGGGGGCTTTGCTTTCCAAATCGGAGTGTAAAAATGATGTCAGTCGTTCGTGTGGCGACAATGGTATTATAGCATAGTAATTAAGGCTTGTCAATACCAAACCATATTTTTTTTGCGTTTTCGGGCAATTTGTCAGGCTCGGCGGGCTTGATATTCGCAAAGTCCTTGTCGGGCGACTGCAACGCCTTTCGTATTTCTTCGATTTTCTTTTTGTCGGTGATGATAACGTTCTCGTTCATAATTATAGATTAAAGGCGACAAAGTGTTGCCACATCATCGCCTTACAAAGGGGGAAACTTAAATGATAATTTGATTATAAGCGATTGTCCGCAAAAAGTCAAGCATAAATTTTATAAAAAAATTGCAACAAAAGTATTGACAAACGCTGAAAATGGGTGTATGATATAAGAGTAATCGATATTCGGTGAGTGATAGCATTGAGTATCGGCAACTGAATATCGGTTATCCATAACCGCTTAAACAACCCCGCCTATCACAATAAGGGAAGTTTAAGTGGTTTTTTTTATGGATAAAAGGAGATTGCTTATGGCAGAATACAACAAACAAAGGTATTATTGGATAAAACTTACCGACCATTTTTTGACAAGCGACACGGTTGATTTTTTACTTTCGCAAAAGAACGGCGCAAACTATGTTGTACTGTATCAGATGCTTTGCTTAAAATCGGTAAACTCAAACGGCTTGCTTGCAAGACAAATCGGTGAAATCATTGTCCCCTACGATGTTGAAAAGATACAAAGAGATTGCAAACACTTTGATATTGACACCGTTCGGGTGGCTTTGGAACTCTACAAGAAACTCGGGCTTGTCTATGAACAGCAAGACGGAATATTGCAGATTACGAATTTCGACAGGCTTATAGGAAGTCAAACAATTTCCGCCGAAAAGAAACAAATTCAAATCGCAAATAGGCAAAGTGGAAAACAAGGTGGAACAAAGGTGGAAAATTTTCCACCAGATATAAAGATATTAAGAGATAAAGAGATAGATAATAAAGAGATAGATATTAAAGATATAGAAGAAAAAGACATAAATGTAGAAAAAGAAAGCCCGACGGACAAGCCGTCGTCGCCCGCTCCAAAACACAAGTATGGGCAATATAAGAATGTTTTATTGACTGAAAAAGAGTATAACACGCTTATCGGAATGACCGACGGAAAGGAAGCAATAGACTTTTATAGCGAATATCGGGCTTATAAGGGTTATACGGCAAAGAGTGATTACTTGGCTATAAGAAAATGGGCGTTCAACGGGCTTAAAGAGCAACGAGCAAAGAACGGCAAACAAACGGAAACTGTGCCGAAAGAAGAACTTATTAAAGGCAAGTACACAAGGGCGCAAGTCGAGGACTTTGCCCGACAATTAAACATAAGTTATGAGAAAGCATTGGAGTGTTGTTAATTATGAAAAGAAGTAAAGAATTGTATTTTAAGGCATTAAGGAACTATGAACTTGCAGACGACGAAGTATTGCGGGACGATGTGATTTATTGCGCGAACTGCAACACGATAAGGGTGTTTCCTGACTTTGTGAACGATGACGGAACGCTGATACATATCGCTTGTCAGTGCCGTGATATGGCGCATCGGAAGTTGGAGAACGCCGAGAAAGAATGGGCGAGAAAACAAAAGATTGCACAATTAAAGGAAATCTCGCTTATGGACGAACGATATTCGACGGTATCGTTCCTGAACACGAGAACGGACAACCCTGAACTGAAAAAGGCGTATGACAAGTGTGTCGATTATTGCCTTAACGCACAAAAGAACTGCTATGACGGCAAAGGCGTTTACATCAGCGGGGCTGTCGGAGTGGGCAAAACGCACTTAACGGCGTGTATGGCGAACGAACTGTTGGAGCAGGGCTTTAAGGTCAAGTTTACGAACATAAGCCGAATTGCTGACCTTATATTGACGAACGACACGACCGAACTCAATCAGGTGCGGAATTGCGACTTCCTGTTCATTGATGACTTCGGCAAAGAGTTGGTGTGGAAGAACGGCTCGGACGGGTGGTTGCAACAAAAGGTGTTCAATCTCATAAACGACCGTTACAACGCGATGCGACCGATGATATTCTCATCAAACTATACGCTTATGGACTTGTTGGCAAAGCACTACGACCGTGCGACAATTGACCGCATAAGGGAAATGAACGAACAGATTGAAGTCAAGGGGGATAATTGGAGATGAACGAACAATATGCGGTATATTGAGGAGTATGATATATGATTGAAAATTTATCAAACGCTAACACGGCATTGCAAGACTTGTGGGGAAAATGAACGCACTATGGAGCGGAAAAGCGACATCTGCCGACAGACTTTCACTAAAAGAGATTATGAATATATGCAGATATATTGCGGACGAATACGAAAAGTATTTGGGAGAGAATGAAATATGATTATAGAACCAAATAATTGTTATAACATCGATTGCGAAATTGGTATGAAACTAATGCAAACGCAAGGATTAAAAGCCGATTGGTGTATTACTGACCCCCCTTATGGAATAGGTATTGACGGTCAAAAACTTTCTATAAACAAAAATCCTAAACACAATAGAAAAGAGTTTGAACACAAGGGGTGGGATAAAGGAATACCTGACAAAAACATTTTTGATTTAATGTTTAAGTTAAGCGAAAATCAAATAGTTTTTGGTGCTAATTATTTTAACGAATATTTACCACAAGGGAAAAAAAGGGTGGGTTGTTTGGGACAAAGGACAAAGAGATTTAACTATGTCTGATTGCGAATTGATTTATACAAACACAAATAACCCAACAAGAATAATTACATATAATCGAGTAGAATTATTAAAAGACGGAACTATACACCCAACACAAAAACCTATTGCTTTATTATGTAAACTATTAAACACTTTTACAAAAGAAAATGATTTAATTTTAGACCCATTTGCAGGTAGCCAAAGCCTTCGTATTGCTTGTCATAAGTTGCAAAGGCAATACATAGGTTTTGAAATTGACAAAGAGTATTACGATAAAGGTTGCGAGTGGTATAATAAAGTCGCAAGTCAAATATCAATGTTTGACTTATAAACAATGCACCGTCTGGGCGGGGGCGGCGTAAATAAACAACAACGTAATAAAATAACACCCTTGTCGGGAAACCGCCCTTTCTCGGCTGACATAAAAAGGACTTTACAAAACAACGGGAGTGTGATATAATGAGTAAATCAAAGGCGAACGAATTATTGCAGGAACTGCATTCTAACCTTACGGCGAACTGGACGGGGAAAGCGCGCTTCTCGTCGTCGGATGCAATAAAGATGTGTCGGGAGATTGTATATGAATACGATAACGATGATACTAATCGGAATAACACTGCTGATAGTGTTTCCGATGTTGGCGAACAATGATTGACTACGACGAAAAGTGGAAAGAGTACCGTAATCGGGCGATACAGGCGTTAGGAACGGCGATTGTAATCACCTTGATAGTTGTGGCGAACATCGGTCTTATAGCGTGCATAGGGCGGCTGACGGCGCAACAAACAAAGTATCTTCTGTATGCACAATGCGGACTTGTGGATATACTCGGGTGCGTGGGGATGATACATTGTTATCACTACTTTGACAAATGGAAGGAGAAGAAGAAAAATGGGAATGATAAGAACAAATGACGGCAGGGTTATTGTGGCAATTCCGTCGGTGCGGAAAATCGGAGATAGTAAGTGGGCGGTCTATTTTATGGAAGATAACCAACTTTACACCGCTATCTTCTACACGGAAGAAAAGGCACGGCACAGATATGAGAAAGAACTTGAAAAATGCACTCGATAACGGGTGTGTTTTTTTGTGCAAAAAATTTTTGAAAAAACTTTGAAAAAAATATTGAAAAACTATTGACAATAGGAAGGGGCGGGTGTATAATGTAAGAGTAAAGATTAAGAAAGGCGCAAGCCGAAAGGAGTATAAAATGAAAGTGAAAGAAACAAGGACAATGCAAGTAAGTTTTAAGTTTGGCGGAATGGCTTATGTAAGCGTTGACATCTACGAGGGCAAAAGCCTGAACGAATGCCTGAAATTGAGAAGTAACGAAATTGACGGCGTTATAATTGACGGCTTGTATATCAAAATAGCATAATAGACAAACCGCCCGCCCGTGGGCATTGTACGCGGGCAAAGGAGAAAGATATGAACGCGAGAGAATTGGCGGAAAAACACGGCGTGAGCCATACATTGATTTACAATATGGCGAAGAAACTCGGCAGACTGCCGACAGATGAAGAAGTCGAAAACCGCAACCGCAAGACGGGAAGACCGCAGAAGTACAGGAGTATCGAAGATGAAGACGGAAAATAGTTGCTATAACTGCCCGAACAGAAAGGAAGCGTGTCACGATAATTGCGAAGTCTATAAGGCGTGGAAAGCCGAGTATCAGCGCAAGGAAAAGGAAGAAACGAAGACACGCAAAGCGTATTACAATTACGTCTATTATAGGAGCAAAGATTGATGTACACGGTATTTTGCGGAAGAGTATGTTGCAATTTCAGCAAGTTAAGCGATGCGGACTATTTTGCAAGAAAGAACGGCACAGTGGTGTTCGGCATTGCGAGAACAGAAAACGAAAAAGGAGTGAAAAATGAAAATGGTAGCGAGTACAATGTTAACAGACGCGTATGGTGATTATTGGAGCGACGGCGAAAAGGTGGAATTCCTTGACGCACTTGACGGGGCGATTGCCGAGATAGAAGAATTGGGCTTTGAGACCTACGCAAAGAGAACCCTTGCGAAACTCAAAGAGATGAAAGAGAATTGCAAGGAAGAAATCAAGGAAGAAGCAGAAGCCGAGGGTGTTTGCCCTGATTGCGGAGCGGACTTGGAATACGATGAAAGAAGCGGAGAATATGTGTGTCACGAATGCGGATACAATGGCGGATATGTGCCAAACGAAGACAGACTTGAAGATTACTGACGAACTTCCGACCGCTGACGACCTTATCGAACTTATCGAAACATTGAATGCGGTTAAGGCGGAGAAGATAGTAAGGCTTGAACGGTACATTGAGTATCGGGAAGCAAGAAACAAACACGACCGCGACGATATTGAGCGGCTGAAAAAATATTTACAGGAGTGCAAAAAATGAAATTCAGAACATTAAAAGAAGATGAAATCGAGTGCCGAGTTGGGCAGATAAGTGCAAAGGGCTTTACGCTCTTACTGTATAAGAACGCAAGGGTTGATATGGACTTGCTGGACGAAACAGTGGGTGCGAAAAATTGGCAGCGAGACCACAAAGAACTCAAAGGCAACATTTATTGCGGAGTGTCTATTTGGGACGAAACCAAAAAGCAATGGATAACCAAATGGGACTGCGGAACGGAGAGTAACACCGAAAAGGAAAAAGGCGAAGCGTCTGACAGTTTCAAGAGAGCGTGTGTCAATGTGGGTATTGGCAGGGAACTCTACACATCGCCGTTCGTATGGATAAGCGACCACGTTAAGGAACGCAACGGCAAGTATGTTCCCGACATCAAAAATATGAAAGTGCAGGAGATAGGCTACACTGACGACCGCAAGATAAACAGGCTTGTCATTATAGGCGATGGCGAAGTAATCTACGAGTACGGCAAGGAAACGCCGAAAAAGGCGGCTAAAACCGACGAAACGCCGAAAGCCGATAAATGGAGCGAAGAAGAACGCAAGGTGTTTGAGATGGGCGAATTTACCAAGCAAACAATAAGCGATATAAAATCGATTGAAATCAAATACGACAATCGTTATAACGGGATGACCGTTGGAGACCTGACTTATAACGGGGTTATCGACCTTATCGGCACGACCAAAAGTCAGTGGCTGAAAGATAGATTGTGTACTTACAGAGATTTTTTGGCGCAAACGCGCATTGCGGGCGGAGAAGAAGAAACGCCGTTTTAATCTATGATAGAATTCCAAAGCAAAAAACCAAAGTTATCAATAAGCCTTGACGGGGCGGTCGAAGTAACATTCACCGCTCCACGGGCGAAACTTGAAGCCTTAACCAACCTTGCAGACAAGGACTTTGATATTACAATAAAACAGCACCGCGAGAAACGAAGCCTTGACGCTAATGCGTATGCGTGGGTTTTAATCACTGCGATTGCGGACGAACTGCGGGCGAGCAAAGACGAGATTTACTTTGATATGCTGAAAAAGTACGGGCAGGGCGAACTCATAAGCGTTAAGACGGGTATCGACATAAGCGGGTTTGTTAAGTACTCCGAAGTCGCAGGGTATGGAAAGGTCAACGGTGTCGAGTTTACGCATTACAGAGTTTACAAAGGCTCGTCGGAATACGACACAAGAGAGATGGCAATTTTCATCGATGGTATAGTATCAGAAGCGCAGGCATTGGGAATTGACACGAGAACGCCCGAAGAATTGGCGGAAATGAAATCATTATGGGAGCAGGGAAAATGAACAACAAACAGCGATACGCGATATTGAAGAAAAACAAAGAACAGTGGTTGAAGTATTATTCGATTAAGGACGAAAGCGGGATATATATCCTTACAAGGTACGACGACAACGGGTTCAAGTTTGCTTATGTGGGACAGGCAAAAAAGGTGCTTACAAGGCTTGCGGAACATCCTATGGGTTACAAACAACACATAGACTTTTCTTTGCGCAAACACGGCATTGGCGCACCGTTCGCAAAGGATGATAAATGGAAATGCGAAAAGGTATTTTATTGTCCCGAAAGCGAACTCAACGATTTGGAGCAAGAGTGGATACGCAAGTGCCACGAACTCGGTTATCAGTTGCTTAACAAAACGACGGGAAGTCAAGGGCAAGGCAAGCAAGCATTGGGCGAGCAAAAGCCCGCAAAAGGCTATTACGACGGAATTAAGCAAGGTCGCAAGAAAGTAATCGACGAAATCAATAACAGGCTTACAAAGGGCGATATTCGGCTTGTAATCGAGTGTCCGAATAAACGAAAGGAACAACACCTTGCTAAACTTATGGAACTTTTAGGGGAAAACGACGATGAAGATACGGAATACAGCGGAGATTGTTAAAGAGATTTTAGAGCAAAAGCCGAGAGCGAGAGATTGCGACTTCGTGCTTTACGGTTTTGTGTTAAACAAGTACGGGTACTCGGTCAATATCCCGTTCAACGAGTTGGCGAACTTGGTAAAGGCGGAAGAATTACCATCGATGGAAACCGTCGGACGAGCGAGAAGAAAGGTTATGGAACTCTATCCGTCGTTGCGTGGTGATAGTTACAAGGTCAGGTTAGACAACACAGCGGAGTACATCGAGTTTGCAATGGATAAAAGCGTATGAAATCAATAATCAAAGGCGATAGCGAAGATAGGTGCTATATTTGCGGACGGACGGGCTGGATAGAACGGCATCATATTTTTAACGGAACGGCAAACAGGAAGAAGTCGGAGAAGTACGGGCTAACCGTCCACTTGTGCCATTGGTGCCACAACGAGCCGCCGAACGGGGTACATTACAATCAGGAAATGGACACGCGCTTGAAACAAATCGGGCAACAAACGGCGA